GTTTCTCAGAAACAAATGCTAAAACATACAAATACAGAATCGCTAGTCATTTGAAGATAGAAGGATTTTAGATGATTAAAGATAAGTTCAATGAACTCTATGAGGTTTTGAAAAAAGATGAGACTTTAGCTGGAATCAGTATCAAATCTTTCAAACGTCCAGAATCAGTACCAAATAACGAGACAAGTATCGTTATTAAACCAGTCGGTCCTCCGATGCAGGTGGTTCATGGTAGTGATACCAGTCTGTCTAAGATGTTTCTCTATCAGGTCAATGTAGAGTCTATTGACTACATGGAGTGTAAAGTACTCCAAAGAAAAATTGAAAAGATTATGGAAGAACAGGGATTCTATCAAACTACTGGTGGTTTGGATGAATGGATTCCAGAAATTAAACGCTATGTAGATGCCCGAACCTACAAAGGTCGGAGTGCTCTATATGAAAAATACTAAAAAAGAAAGAGGTGCTATAAATGGCATTAGTTGGTTTTAAACGCATGACAATTCGTGTGTTGGATGGGAATGCTACTCCGACACTTGGAGAAAACCTTTTCGTGATTGAAGGTAAAACTGGTGAAGGTGCGACTCGTACTGCTAAGATTTCAGGTCTTGCAAGTGATCCGGTAAAAACATACGGTAGTGACGTTGCTTACCATGTATCAAACCGTGGTGTGGGCGATGTGAAGATGGAAATGACTGCGGTTGATATTCCTTCAATGGTATTGGCTAAGATCCTTGGACACCGAGTGAAAGATGAAATCATTGGCATCGGTGCTGATACTACTGCGCCATTCTGCTCAGTCATGCTTGAATCTAAGACTGCAAATGGAACCCAGGCACAAGTCGGATTCTTTAAGGGGCAGTTCTCAATGGATTCTGAAGAGCTTGAAACACTTAAAGACAAGCAAGAAGAACTTCCAGATGATAGCTTGAGTTTTGCTGCAATCGCGAGTGATGATGTTGAAACAGAAGGTCTTTACTATGTTAAATACATCGGTAAGGATGAAGCCAAACTCAAAAAATTCAAAGGTCAGCTTAAAATGGTTGCTGCAGGGTAGGAAGAGGGCGCAAGCTCTCTTTTTATCTTTTTTCTAGAAAGGAAAGTATATGGCAAAGGTTAAATTTTTAATTAAAAACGAAAAGGGTCAGGACGTTCAAAAGACCAGTAAGGAAATTACTACTAAGGATTATCGTGACTACCTGATTCTCAATGAAGCACTATCTTCTGACTTGTCTGAAGTTGAAAAATTAGACAAGCAATTAGAATTCATCGCCTCATTGTTTGAAGACTTGGAAGTGGAAGAATTATTGAAATACACAGACATGGCTGATATTTTCGCAGTATTCACTGACATCTATTCTCATTTGGTAGGTGATGTTGACCCAAAGGAGAAAAAATAAAGCCAAGCGAAGCATTAAAAAGATTTTATAAATTTATCAAGCAAGCGACTGAAGGGCCATACAGCATGAGTATTCGGGATGTCATGGATACTAGTTGGGAGGATCTAATGGGCGTTCTTGGTGAAACTGAATCTGCTAAAACCGAAGAAGTCATTGATCTAGCTGACTTTCTAGAAACAATTTAAAAAGGAGGATTCGAATGGCAGGTGGAACGCCGTTAGGTCAAATGTATATCGAGCTAGGGCTGGACGTGTCGAAGTTCAATCCTACTCTAAATGGTGCTAAGAATGCGGTTAAATATTTTCAAAGTAACGTAAAGGCGCTAGATAGTTCTCTTAAAAATAACGGTAAAAATACAGACTTACTTCAAGCTAAGTACAAGACACTTGGTAAAGCGATTGAAGCGCAAAGAAAAGTCTTGGAACAGATGAAGAATAGCTTTGATACTCTCGAACCTGGCACGGCTAAATTTGATAAGGCCGCTGCTGAGATTGAACGCGAAAATGCCAAGTTGGCAGCTATGGAAGGTCAACTTCATAGAGTGCAGCAAGCTCTGATCGCAGTTGGGAAAGAAAATAGCTTTGCGAATCGTATTAACAAACTCGGAGATAGTCTGATTAAAGGCGGAGATAAAATCAAAACTTTTGGTGACAATATTTCAAGTTTCGGAGGCAAGTTAACAACAGGGTTAACCGCACCTTTAGTTGCTAGTGTCGGCTTAATTACAAAGGCTGCGATTGATTATGAGAGTGCGTTTGCTGGAGTTAAGAAAACAGTAGACGAAACTGCTACCGTGTCTTACCAGAAGTTATCAGATGGCATTCGTCAGATGGCTAAAGAATTGCCAGCCAGTGCAGTAGAAATTGCCAACGTAGCTGAGGTAGCTGGTCAGTTAGGTATCAAGACCGAAGATATTCTCTCATTCTCTCGAACCATGATTGATATGGGAGAATCAACAAACTTGAGCGCTGAAGAGGCTGCAACAGCCATTGCCAAGATTGCTAACATCATGGGATTGACGTCGGACGAATATTCTCGATTTGGCGCAGCTGTTGTAGACCTTGGTAACAACTTTGCGACGACTGAAAAAGACATCGTTGAGATGACCAACCGCTTAGCCGCAGGTGGTAAGTTGGCTGGATTAAGCACAGCAGATATCTTAGGTCTTGCTACGGCTATGAGTTCAGTTGGTATTGAGGCTGAGGCAGGTGGTACTGCCATGACTCAAACACTGACTGCAATTGGCAATGCCGTTTCATTGACAGGTAAGGGAGCAGCTGATGACTTGAATCTTATTGCTAAGACTGCCGGAATGACATCAGAGGAATTCCAACAGGCTTGGAAAGAGAAGCCTGTTGTTGCCTTGCAATCCTTTATTAAAGGACTTCAAGAAGCGCAAGATAAAGGCGTGAACATGAACGCTATTTTGATGCAACTTGGAATGACAGGCGTCCGACAAAGTAATATGCTAAAATCTTTGGCTCTGGCTTCAGATAAGATGGGACAGGCTGTGGATCGTTCGAATAAGGCTTGGAAAGAGAATACTGCTCTGACTAATGAAGCCAATAAACGATACGAGACCACAGAAT